CTTGAACGACATCGACCCGCCGCTGACCCGGTCACCCGTCGTCTGCCCGGAGACGGCGATCGTGATCGTGCCCGCCGGCGGCGCGGGCAGCACGTACAGCTGCCCGAACCCGGCGTTACTGTCGTTCCCGTGCCGCTTCCACGCCGTCGACCCGGCGTTCGTCGTCATCGCCGTGCCGCCGGCGGTGACCGTCAGCGTCCGCGAGTCGGTGCCGCAGGAGAGGCCGACGACCAGCAGCGTCGCGTCCGCCGCGACCACGTGCGACCAGCTGTACGGCGTGGTGGCGGCGGTGAAGCCGCTGGAAGACGGGCCTACCGCGTCGAGCGTGGCGGTCACGCGGCTCCCTCCGGGTCAGCGGGCGAAGCGGTGCGCCTCGGCCAGCCGCGACGTGCCGCCGCGGCGGATCACCGGCGGCACGGGCGGGACTGCCACGGATGGCGGCCCGATGAGGGCCAGCGCCCAGTCCGGCTCCCCCGCGCTGTTACTGCCGCTGGAGGTATACGAGCTGCCGGTGGCCGTCTGGGTCTTCGTTCCGTTCACCGGGTCGATCCACCACGCCGAGTACAGCCGCTGCATCTTGGACTGGTCGATGCCGATCGTGCCCGCGTGGCTCATGTAGACCAGCGCCAGCGACCCGTCCGGCGTCCGCGACCCGGTGACGTAGGAGTCGGTGACCGCGACCTCGTACTGGCCGCCCCCGCCACCGGAGGTGAAGCCGGTCGCGTGCGTGCCGCGGCCGGAGGTGATCAGGGCGCTCGAAGTGTCCGGGATCAGCCGGTGCCAGCCGGGGAGCGCCTCGATCGCCGCCCGGATCTTCCCGGCGCTGTTCTTCTGCCACCAGTTGTTCGCGGCCGACGCCTGCGCGGTCGAGGCCCACTGCCAGGTCGCCTCATCGCCGGTGACGATCCCCCGCGCGCCCGAGCTCAGGGCGTGCCAGGCGTCCTGCCGCACCGCCCGGTCATAGGCGGGCGAGCTGGAATACGACGATCCGCCCTGGTAGAAGTACCCGTCACCCTGGATGACCGGGACCGGGGAGGCCTCAAGGTAGGCCTTCTCGATCATGAAGTACGTGACGTTGTAGGAGTAGGCGAAGTTGAACTGGCCGTTGCTGGCACCCCACGCCAGGGTCGTGGAAGTGCTGTCGTCGCGGCGAGACGTCGTCTCCGGGTAGTTCTCTATCGTGATCACGTGCTGGTCGCCGGCCGACCGCAGGCCGGCCAGGAACGCGGAGATCAGCGAGTCATTGTCGCTGAAGTAGTCGTCTGCCACGAGCCACACCAGGTTCGGCGTGGCCGCGTAGCGGTTGCCCAGCGCCGTCCCGTACGCCTGGAACTCCGTGGCGGACTTGCCCGCCAGGGGACCCGGGCCGCTGTCGAAGTCGGACGAGTAGCCGATGGCGTTCAGGAAGACCGTGATGTTATTGCTCGCCGCGCTGGCCAGCATGTAGTCGATCCGCGCCCAGAACGCGCTGGTCAGCCCTGACGACGGGTTCGCGCCCGACGTGCCCGTGCTGGGCGCGCCGCCCTGGAACGGGAACAGGGAATCGAACGTCTTGCCCTGATCGTCCAGGTTCCCCGACTGCGTGGTGCCCATCGGCTTGCAGTAGGCGACGGTGAAGCCCTGCCCGGCCCGCGTGGCGAAGTAGGCGTCATAGTCCGACTGCCACGCGCCCGACGACCACCGGCCCGCGTTGCCGGGCAGCGCCCACACCGCGTCGCCGAGCACCATCCGGGGAGCGCCGGCGTTGTCGGTGAACCAGCCGGTACCGCCCCCGGCCAGGCCGGTGATGTACGGCAATTACTCGGAGACGATCAGGTCAACGAACACCGGCGTCGACGTCGCCACCGACGCCGTCACGAACAGGTGGACGCCGCCGTTCGCCGCCGCGTTCGCGATCGCCGGGATGCCCCACTCATACCCCAGCGGCGGGAACTCCTCCCACATGGAGCCAGTCGTCTGCGGAAGCTCGTACTCCGCCAGCACCGTCCCCACCGTCGGCGCCGTCGACCACGTCGTGCACTGCTGGCAGATCGACGCAGGCGCGGAGAAGTCGTGCGCGCTCCCGCTGGACAGGCTCGTCCCGGTCGGCGTGTTCGCGGGCCGCGCGAGCTGGAACAGCATGCTGTTCCCCGCCGCCGCCGCGGTCACGCCGATCTCCACCCGGAGGCCGACGACCCAGCCGCGGATCGCGGCCGTGCCGAACACCGAGTGAACCGCCGTCGCGGACGTGGCCGCTATGGCCACGCTGCCCGACTTGAACGTGTAGACGTCGCTGATGGCCATTACGCCGCTCCCTTAGTTGATTACTGCCGTTACGCCGGCCTGGTCCCACGCGTCATCGGCGCCGTGCGGCCACGCCCAGCCCGCAGGCTTGCGGGCCTTCACGAACACGCCCGGCGACGCGGGGTCCGGGTCCGGCTCCAGCCGCTCCACGTCCAGGCCCGCGGCCTTGATGATCTGGCCCATCGCCTCCACGGAGAACCGCCAGTGATCCTCCGGGTAGCCGTGCAGCGGGAAGCCCTGCGAGCGGGTGGTCAGCACCAGCGCGCCGCCCGGCGCGAGCGCGCTGATCATGCCGCGCATCGCCGCCTGCCAGTCCGCCGCGTGCTCCAGCATCTCCGTGGAGACCACGATGTCCCACTGGCCAAGCTCGCCGGGCAATTCCGCGGCGTCTATCACGAGGTCCACCCCGCGGCCCGCCCGCATGTCGATCCCGGTATATGACGCCGGGCCGCGCGCCTCAACATGCGGGCGAACTGACCCGTTCACGTCCATCGAGCCGACCTCAAGTACCCGCTTGAAGGCGACGTCCTCGGGGTCGGTGGCCGAGACCGCGAACGCCATCGCCGAAGGGTGCATCAGGCGGTTCCCCTCTCCAGTGCGGGCTGTTCCGTGCGCGGCGTCCACTGGCCCATCAGCGCCTGCATCGCCTGAATCCAGTCCGGGGCCGCGACCAGCACGTAGCCGTCCTTGAAGTCCCCGCCCTCGCGCGTGTCGATGATCGTCGTCAGCGCCAGCGACGGGGAGAAGTTCCGCCGCAGGTCCTCCATGTCGCGGAAGTCGTACCGCCGCGCCTCGAAGTCCAGCTGCGCGGAAGTCAGCCGGTCGCTGGCCAGCAGCAGGACACCAGGGCCGTCCCATTCCAGGCCGACCATCACCCACTTCGGGCGCGCGCCTTTCAGCATGCGGGCGCGGCCTGCCCTGATCAGCTGCGCCTCGTGCATCAGGCCTTGTCCTTCGCGGTCGGGCGCCTCTTCGGCCCCGGTGCCGCGCCCACGTCAGCCGCAGCCGCGTCGTCACCTGGCGCCTCTTGCGCCTCCGCGATGACCGGGGCCGTGCGCAAGTCCTCCGGCAGGTCCGCGTCCTGCGGGAACTGCCGCCCCGGCTCGTAGAGCAGCTCGCCGCCCGGCCCGTGATACGGGTGGATGACCTGAAGCCTGACCTCAAGCGCCACGTGCCGCCTCCAGATATGCCGATTCCCACAGCTGCCAGTTCCCCTGGATCGTGAACTCCGCCGCCCGCTTCCGCGCGGCCGCGCCCATCTCCTCGCGGGCCGCCTGGTCATTGATCAGCTCGGTCAGCCGCTTGTCCCACTCCTGCGGGCTGCTCACCAGGTAGCCGGTCACCCCGTCGATGACCAGGTCGCGGTACGGCGGCAGGTCAGTCGCGATCACCGGGATCCCCAGCGCCGCGTACTCCAGCGCCTTCAGGTGGCTCTTGGAGTAGTTGAACGGGATGTCAGCCAGCGGCGCCAGGCCGATGTCGAAGTCGATGCCCCGGTAGTAGTCCCAGATGTCATCGGTCCAGCTCGTCCACAAGAGGGCGCCGAGCGGAATGGCGTCCGGGTGGTGCAGGTGGGGACTGTAATCCTTCCCCACGAAGTGCATGTCCACGGTGGCCGCGTAACGCTGCAGCACGGGCCGGATCCAGTAGTGAGCCTGCGACCAGTCGGGCATGTGCGAGTTGCCGCCCGCCCAGCCCACCGTGACCTTCCCCTCCCGGCCGCGGCGCCGGCTGAAGTCCAGCACGTCGGCGTTGATGAAGTTCGGCAGCACCCGGATATTGCGGTTGTACTGCGAGTACAGCTCAGCCAGGTACGGCGTCGAGACGGTCACCATCTCCGACCGCTCCATCATGTACCGGATCGAGTCCCGCACGCGCTCATCGCACAAGTGCTCAAGCGCCGAAGAGTCAGCGGTCAGCAGGTCGTCATCCGTCTCATAGACCCGCGCCGTAACGCCCTCCATCGCGTCCCACATCCGCATCCCCACCGGCCCCACCGGGCGCTGGGCCACGAACACGTCGACGCCCTCCACGACGTCCGGCGACGGCAGCTCACCCGACGTCTTCGGCGCGAACGCCAGGTGGCGTGAATTGGCCGCGAGGTGCTTCCACGGCAGCAGCAGCCGGTAGTACCCCGACCCGTCCGCGCCGGCGGCCGTCGCGCCGAACGTCAGCGCGCGGGCAGCAGCACCGGCCCCGCCACCGGGGCCGGGACGTTCTCCAGCACCCCGATCCCCGCCCACCTCTCCTCCGGCTCGGTGACGATCTCCGTGCCCGGCTGGCGCCACGTGATCTCCTGCCATAGCTGCCGTACTCCTACCGTCGGGTTGTCGTGATCGGCGATGTCATGCAGCACCACCAGGCCGCCTGGCCGCACCAGCGGCCGGTACGCCAGGTAGTCCGCCTTAGCGCCCGCGTACGTGTGGTCCGCGTCGATGAACAGCACGTCCGCCAGGTCCCCGGCCAGCTGCCTGCGCACCAGCTGCCGCGTCGCCGCCAGGTGACTGTTCCCGATCACCACCGTCGCGCCGTGCGGGTCCAGCTGCCGCCCCGAGCCGTACGGGCCGCCGGGCAGGTCCACCCCGATCACCCGCGGCGGCCCCGGCAGCTGCGACCACGCCCACAGCGTGCCGCCCGCGTCCGAGCCGATCTCCACGATCACCCGCGGCGCGAAGGCGGCCAGCAGCTCCAGCAGCCCGGCGAGCTCGCCCGGCTTCTGGAGCGCGCCGCGGCCGCGGACAGCCTCGTCCGCGACCGCGGCCCAGTCAGTACGGGTCACCGTCACCGGCTTCCCGGTACCCCATCCCCATGTCGGCCACCGGCCGGTCCTGCCGGATCTCCGGCTGAGCCGGCGAGCCCACCATCTGAGGCGTGGCGTCCGGCAGGCCGGGCACCACCGGGATATCCGCGCTGGTGTCAGCCGGGAATGATTTCTCCCCATGCTGGGCCTGCGAGCTCGCGGGGTTGCCCTCCGTTGACGGGTAGCCCATGTCAGCTCCCATTCGCCAGCCACCGGAACGCGTTGGCCGTCGCCACGTCGCTGCCTGCCCTCCAGTAGGCGAACCAGCCGCTCTGCCCGGTTGGCAGGTTCGCGTTCGCGCCGGTGCCGGTGATCATCGGCTCGAAGATCATCGACATGCCCACGCGGTCGACCACGTAGAACTTGGACCAGTCGCCGTAGACCAGCACCGCGGATCCGGTGCCGGTGCCGGTGCCGGTCGACCCGGTCAGCGACGGGGACTCGTGGATCGGCTTCCCGAGCAATTGTTCCGGGGTGTCATCCCCGAAGTTCGCCCAGAAGGCGCTGCCGCCGTACTGGTCCAGGTTGCGGAGCTTGTTCATGTTGGTGATGTTCGCGACCCACCCGACGGACTTGCTCTTGCGGAAGCGGGGGCCGAGCGCCGCCTGCAGGTTGTAGACGTTGGACGCCGCCTGGCCGACGGCAGTGCCGGTGAACACGCCGCCGGTGCCCTCCGCCGCGGCCACCTTCTGGCTCGCGCCCAGTGCGTGCAGCACCCCGTTCGGCGCGGCGCTGTTGCCGGTGCCGCCGGTGCCGATCGCGAACTGGGTCTCCTCCACCACGTCCTTCGCGTCCGCCAGCAGCCCGGGCAGCTGCTCGCCGAAGTTCGTGTCGCCCAGCTCCTCGAACGAGCCGAACACCCAGGCCGCGAACTTCTGCGGGAAGATCTGGATCTGCCCCAGCGTCGGGCTGGCGTCGGACGCCGCCGTCGCCTCGGCCAGCAGCGCCGCGGTGACGCCCGCCGAGTTAACCCCCTGCCAGGCGTTGCTGGTCGTCTGCTTGACGGCCGCCAGCTGCCGGTACGGGTTCGTGCTGCCGTTGGAGGTCAGCACGATCGTCGGGTCCAGCACGTACGGCAGCAAGAACCCGCCGCTGCCGGTCCCCAGCGACAGGGCGCGCTCAGCCTCCCGCCGCCCGTCGCCCTGCGGGTCCTCCAGGTAGGCCCGGAACGCCTCGCGGTACTCCTCCGAGCCGGTCAGCAGCATGTGGCGGGCGACGTTCGGCTGCCACTTCGCCTTCTGCGTTGCCGCCTCGGCCAGCTCGTCGGACAGGTGCCCGCGCCGGTTGTCCAGCTCGACCGCGCTCAGCGACCGGGCGATCAGGTCACTGCGGCGCACCATTCCGTTGCGCACGGCCCGCAGGTCGTCGAACGGGTCGAGGCGCTGCATGAACTCCGGGGACCGCGGGCCGCTGTCGGCGCCGCCCTCCCGGTTCGCCGGGTCGCCGGCCGCGCGGGTGATGCCGCGGACGCGCTCCATGCGCTCGATGATCGGCTTGCACTCGGCGTCGAGCTGCTCCCAGCGCTCCACCAGGGTGTCGCGCAGGTCGCCGGAGTCCTCCTCGGTGACCGTGTCGTCTGCTTCCATCCGCTGGAGATCGGCCTTGATGCGGGCCATCTCCTCCTGCTTCTCCTGCAGCGTGGCCATCGCCACATGTCCTTTCGGCTGGTTACCAGGTCAGCCCGGCTGCCTTCCGCCGCTCCTCGGAGTTCAGGCGGTACAGCACGTGCTGGTGATACCGGGCCGAGTGCTCATCGCCGTCAGTGCGGCTGAGCGGGTCGCCACCGGCAAAGGCGGGTCCCCCATCGGGAGGGAGTGCCTCTGCGTCGATCTCTTCATCCGGGTCCGGGACGCCTCCCGGAGTGGACATGCGGACGCCGAGGATCTCGGCGCCCGAGTACGCGGGCCACAGGACCGGGCCGTACTCGCGCAGGCCTAGCTTCATGCGGCGGACGGTGCGGAGGTTCCCGGAACCGTCGGGGCGGTGCTGCTGGCCCCGGCCAAGCTGCGGGTCGGAGCGGATGATCCGGCCGACGAACGACTGGGCGGTGATCGACCCGGCGCTGATCTTGCCCAGCACCCGCTGGACGAACGGATCTTCAACGTCGTACCTAGTCCGGGTCAGCAGGCCGCGCGCCTCTGGCTTGATGTCTACCGGAACGCCGATCGGCAGCTGGAACTCCGGGGCGGGCGCTCCCTCCATGGTCTTGCCATGGTTGTAGAGAACCTTGATGTTGGCCGGGAAGCCGCCGGCATTGCGGGCTGCGAACTGAATTGCGGTGTCGAACGCGGCGCGGTCGATTTCCTCGATGTAGTGGCCTTCGTGGTCCATGATCTCGGCAGGCTGATTGAAGACGGCCGCGTAGGCCTCGACGATGACGCCCGGCCTCCCGTCGGGACCGGGAGTTTCGGTGCGCAGGATCTCGATGTTCTCCAGCGGGTAGATGCGCCTGTATTCCACGCGGGACGCTGGCTTGCTGTCGTTGCTCACGTCAACTCCGAACTTCTTTGCCGCCTCGCGGATCTTAGGCATGGCCTTGTCGCCGAACGGGGACTGCGGGGCGCGGGAGAGGGCGTCGCGGACGTGGGCGGCGTCAGTGAGCGGGAAGTGCCGCTTATCGCGGGGTACCGTACGGCCGGAGCCGTCCCTGCTGCCGCCCGGCTCGATGTACGCGAAATCCGAGTCGGGCAAGTCGTCGATCGACGCGGCCGCCATCTGCGCCCGCTGCGTCACTGTCACCGATGACCTCCCGGTCTCCTTCTTGATCTCTGCCGCGTGCGTCGCCGGCCAGATGCCCAGCGCCGCGTGGTGCCGTTCGGCGCAGAAGCCCTTGGCCCGCTCCGGGTCCATGTGCGCCTCACCGGTCGCCAGGCGCACGCAGCGATCGAAATCCCCGCCGTCGCCCCAGCGGATTTTCGCCGCGCCCGCGCCGCGCTCCCACCACTCGGCTAGCTGGTGCGGGAAGTGACCCGGTATCCCGCTGTCGCCGCTCACAGCTTCGCCGCCTGCGCCTCCAGGCCCTTCGCCTTGTCCAGCAGCCCCGCGATCTGGTCCTGCAACCCGGAGATCTGCTGCTTCACGCTCGCGTGCTTCCGGGTGGTGACCGCCGCCCTGTGCGCCGCGGTGCGGCGCTGCACCGCGCCGCCCTTCGCGGCCGCCACGACCGCCTTAGCGTGCTTAGCCGCCTGCGCCGCCTTCGCCTGCTGCGCCTCCATGCCCTTCAGCTGCCTGGTCAGCACCGCGGCCTTCTCCCGGTCGGAATGCGCCTGCTCCAGCAGGGCCTTCTTGCGCTCACCCCGGGCACCCGGCGTGTCCGGGTGATTCGCCAGGTACTTCTGATGGGCGACATGCGCTTCATGGGCCTGGTGCGCGGACGGCTTCCCGCCGCTGCCGCCCTTAGCGCTCCCGCCGCTGCCGCCGGAAGTGAACTGGCCGCCGGCCGCAGACCCCGGCGCAGCGTGATTCAGGTTGAACCTGCTCACCGTCGCCATCACGGCCTCCTGATCGCTGCCGGGCGGCGCCCCGGCCGCGTCCCGTTACCGCCGTCACCCGCCGACGTCGTCCCCGCCGGCAGCCGGGCCACCGACCCCTCCGGCAGCGGCTTCAGCCCCGCCGTAGGGCCGCTGCCCGGCGGCTGCGGAAGCAAGTGCTGCACCTGCCCCGGCGCCGGCACCTGCGCAGGCTGCGGCGCCGCCTCCAGCTGCCCCGGGTCACCCGAGCGCACGTAGGCAACCGACGACTCGTGCGTGAACCCCGCCTGCACGCACACCAGCAGCGTCTGCCCCCGCACCAAGGCGGCCTGCGCCTGGTTCGTCTCCGTGTCCTGCAACGCCGCGATATCGGACGTGTCGTACCACAGCCGGACACCCTGCTCCGGGATCCCCGGCACCAGCTTCTGCAGGGCACCGCACGCCGAGCGCCACTGCGGCCGCGCGTACATGTTCGCCAGCTTGACCATCGACTCCTGGTAACCCCTGCCAGCGCCGCGCAAAGGCTCCAGCCCGACCAGCACCGCCGGAACCATCGACGCCGCCAGGATCCGCTCCGTCCCGGCGCTCTGCACGTTGGAGAAGTCCATCTGCGCCAGGCTGTTGCCGATCACCGTCAGGTCCGCGCCCTGGTCCAGGATCAAAGTCTTGAACGCGTTATCCACCCCGCCGTAACGGGCCGTCACCCGCTCCCGCAGCGAGTCGATCGTCCCCGGCTGCAGCTTCTGCGCGTACTTGATCAGCAGGTTCGGCGTCGCCGAGTTCTGCAGGTACTTCTCCTTGTAGACCGTCATCGCGCTGTCGGCCTGAGCCTCCCGCAGCACCGGCGTCAGCCAGGACATGCCGCGGAACTCCGCCTGCGGGTCCGGGACCGGCGCCCAGTGCGCCACCTCCTCCGCCGGGACCATCTGCGGGTCCCCGTACTGCGCCTGCGCGTCCTTCGGCGGCTCGAAATAGTAGCCCGTCTTGCGCCGGTACGGCCCCCGCGGGCCGTCGACGATCTCGGAGATGATCGTCACCCAGTCCGGCCGCCACCGCACCAGCTGGTCGCCCGCGTCCCACACGTAGGCGTTCCCGGCGAGCGAGACGTCCAGCTCCATCCGGGCCAGCAGGTCCCCGGTCGTGCCGTCCGGCCACGGGTGCTCCAGGACGGCCAGCGACTGGTTCCCGAACAGCTTCTTGTCCGACACGCTCTGCAGCTGGAACCGGGCCTCGGAGAACAGCATGATCCTCGCGAGGATCGCCGGGAAGACGATGGCGTTCCCGCTGAACGCGCTAGCCGCGGCCAGGGCCAGCTGCGGGACGATCCGCTCCCGGTCCGGCTGCCCGTACGTGCTCATCAGGACGGCCGCACCGGACGCCTGGCCTTCCCAGAAGGTGTCCCCGTACCGGCGGATCAGCCGGTCCAGCAGCCTCACCGGGTGATCTCCCCGGGCGGCGGCCCGACGTCCTTGCCGCCGAGCGCAGCGACCGCCTGCCGTACCTCGTCAGCGGCGCTCATCACCGAATCGGGCAGCGGCGCGGCATCGGGCAGCGCCCGCAGCAGCCCCGCAACCGCGCCGATGAAGCGCTTCATCGGCTCTGCGTCGGCCACGCGGACCTCAACCCTCACGACGCCCGCGCCCTGTCCAGGATCGACGCCAGCGACGGCACCTGATGCGCCTGCGGCACGGCCTTCCCGTCATCACGCAGCAGCGCCCACGACCCGACGCACAGGCTGTCGAAGATCAGGCAGCCGCCCAGGGCAGGCAGGCCGATCAGCGCGCCGCCGCCGAGGACGCCAGCCAGCGCCAGCAGCAGCACCACGACAGACAAGCGCACCCTGGCCTCCTAAGCTGCTGACATGAAGCGAACTGTGCTATTCGCCGGCGGTCCGCTGCACGGCCGGACGGTGAACGTCGCCGGGATGCACGTGCAGGCCATCGACCCGGGCGATATCACCTCGATCGAGTCGCCCGGCCCCTTCGGCGCCGCGTTCCGGCACGTGGACTACACCGTGTCCCGGCTCGCGCTATGCGGGCGCATCGTCTGGATTGGCCATCTCGGCACCACGCCGGATGAATCCCTGGTATTCGAGGTGCTAACCAGCGGAGAGGCCAAGGCCGCGTCCTACGTCCCCGACCCGGCTTTCCGCTAGAGAGCCCACGCGCCCGGCGACGACAGCTCCTCATGCCGCACCAGCTGCCACGCCGCCAGCGTCGCCGCCACCAGCGGCCCCTGATCCACCGCCACCCGCGGATCCCACGCCTTCGCCCCCGACAGCGGGCGCTGCTGCCCCGCCCGCACCGCGTCTGTCAGCGGCTTCTGCCCCAGGTGCTCAAGGCCGCCGTCGCCGATCAGGTCCAGGAAATCCCCGTGCGCCGTCGCGACGTCCTCCGCCGTCGGCTCGGTCGCGATGATCCCCGCCGCCTTCAGCGGCTCGATCAGCGTCCCCGACTGCGACTTGGGGTTCACCACCAGCGCCACGATGTCGTTCGTGAACGCGTACGCCCCGGTCAGCCACGCCACCACCAGGCGCGGGTGATCGTAGAAGCGGAGGTCCACCAGCACCTTCCCGGCCGGGCTGCGCTTCGCCGCCGCGACTGAGGCGTGCTGGCGGTCCTCGCTGATCGCCGCGCCGAGCGCCAGCTCACCGCTCACGACGACGACGCCGCCGACGACCACGCGTCCTGCGGGATCACCATCCAGTCACCGTCCACGTCCTTCGGCACCCACTGATTCAGGTACGCCCGCCGGAAATCATTCAAGCGCCCCGAGTCCAGCGCCTTCTCATACACAGCCCGCACCGCGTCCAGCGTGATCGTGTGCCGCCACTCCCGGCCACCGCAACGGCATGGCGGATCAGGGCATACCGCAGGCATGCACGCCAGCCACACCGCCTCATCACCCGCATCCGCGCCCTCAGGCGCCGACCAGTCAAAGAACGCGTAACCGTGCCGCCGGCCACCTGCCACCAGCGCCCGGCCCGTGTCCACCTGATCACGCAGGTACGGCGAGCCATCCAGCCAGCCGGCCGTCGACAGCCAGCCGAGCTGCTTATTCGCCCGCGTGATCATCGCAGGCTCGAACGCCTGCTCCAGCCGGTAATCCTGGTGAGCGAACGCCTCATCCAGGTACGCCTCATCAAGCGTCGACCCGTGCCCGGCCTTCTCCGTTGACGCCTCCAGGCCGAACCGCGACCCGTTCACGAACCGGATGTGCTCGTTCCCGCTGCCCTTGTGCACCTGAACCCGGCGGCGGAACGCCGTCGACCCCTCCAGGTCCGACGTGAAGTCCTCTTCCCACTTCTCCCGCGCCTTCAGCCGCGTCTGCGCCGTGTACACCACGTGCTGCCGCGCGCCGAAGAACCCCGTCGCCGAGCACCGGTGCACCGCCTTCGCCTCGGTGAACGTCGACTTCCCCGACTGCCGCGGTACCGTCAGGCCCCACTTGTCGTACACCAGCCGACCCGTCTCCAGGTCGACCTCCAGCACCACGTCGGCGACGTACCGCTGCCACGGCATGAACGGCTTGCCCAGCCGCGCAGCAACCGCGGCCACCCTCGGGCCCAGCGTCGGCCGCTCAGGGCTGCGCGCCGTCCCGAACCGGGGCGGACAGCTCATCTGCAAGCTCATCAGCGTCATCAACGGCCAGCCTGCTCAGTTCCACGAGGTTCGCGCGCAGCTCCCGGTTCACCGCCGCGACCGCCATGCCCGCGCCCGCGTCCAGCGTCCTCGCCAGCGCGAATGACATCTCCGCCAGCGCCTCGCCCATCGGGTGCGCCGTCACCAGCGCCGCGATGTCGGCGCGGACCTGGCACTCAACAGGCCCGGGGCCGCCCGCAGCGGGAACCTGCGCGGCTTGCGCGGGCTGCCCTGGCTTGCGGCGCTGCGCCCGTTTCCGGCATAGGTCCGAGCAGAACCTTGCCGTGGGCCGCTTCGTCTGAAAGCGCTGGCCGCAGTCGGCGCAGGCTTTCTCCATGCGCCCCTCCGTCGCCGGGACTGGTGACAGTACGTCACGGCATCACGCGTCCCGGGACAAGCGTGACAGCGCGCACAGATAGTTTGGCTGCGGCGTCAGGCTGCCATGCCTCTGACCTGCGGCGATCCATCGTTTGTGCCCGGATGTCCGTTTTCTGGCCCTCCGGGGTGGCTGCCGTCCGGGAGCGCCAGCCCTGGGGGTGGTGACTGCAGGTCACCTGCGTGCCGGCTGCCCGCCTGCCGTGCTCGCCTGCCATTGCCTGTACCGGATCGCCGCTAGCTGGCGCGGCGTCGGGCCGCCGCGTGCCCGGTTGACGGCGGTGGTCTTGGCCTGGCCGTCGCGGCGGTTGCAGCGCCGGTGCTCTAGGCCGGCGTAGCCGCGCCTGTCGTCGGTGTGGCCGAGGTCGACGGCGCTGACCCGCTTGCCGTTGAGGTCCCACGTCCAGATGTAGTAGATCGGCTGGCCGCACCTGGCGCAGGGCTGGCCTGGCTTCCATGCTGCGAGTAGCCGGCTGCGGAGTGCCTGGTGGCTGCTGCCGTAGCCGCGCTCGCTGGTCTTGCCCTGGTAGCGGGGCACGGTCAG